AAATGCCCGAGCTTAAAATTGACCGGGCAATTCAGGACCGATGCAAACGCACGATCATGCGAAACATCAAACAGAAAAGTATTAAAAGCTTCAATGGAAAGAGAGCCAACAGAATCTGAATTAGCTGTTGCTCATGCTGTTGGTGCACCAGGTGCTTTAGAATTGTTTAGGCAATCTCGTATAAATCCTAAAAAATCGGCTGCTGATATTTTATTTCCAGATGCACAAAAAAGTGCTACTGCTAGAAGTGTTAATCCACAATTAAATAAACCAGTCGGTGAATATTTGGCTGAAACTCAATCAGCATTTAGTTTACCCAAGTTGGCGTTAACTCCAAAAGTCAACACACCTACACAAGAACCATTAATAAACATACCAAAATTAGACGCACCAAAATCTTTAAATGGTGAGAAGTTATCGATGTTATCTATTATGAATGATGATATGATTGGTGAAACAGTTACACCTGTAGTTATTATCAATAATTCAACCAATAATAATATAATTAATCCAAATAGAAAACAACAAGTGATAGAGTTAGCAAATGCATCAGATTTACCATTATTTCAACAAGGTTAATAACAAATGGCAATGACCTATCAAGAAGCTCGCAGAATTAAAGATAAGAGCTTAAAATACTTAATAACACAAAACATTGTATCTGGTGAAGGATTTGGTTCTTCAGTTGGAACAGCCATTTCTGATAAATTTAAAGCAAGAGCAAAAAGATTTAAAGCTAAATTTGATCCTTTAAATGTTGCTAGAATGTTGACAGGTAGTCTTGGTGCAGCTGTAGTAGGAAGGCTAACTGGTAGAAAACAAGAAGACATTGAATATTTTACTGGAAAAAGAGGCAGAACAAAGCGTGGTTATTATAAAAATGTTGGTGATAATCAATCAATCGATACACAAGCTTTCTATACAACGATATCAGATGGTGCTATTGAAAAAGTTAAAACTGGTGATAATGTCGCTGATATATTAACTAAAATGCTAAACTTTATGAAAAGAATTCATAAAGAAGAAGTATTGGCCATGGAATTAAACCGTGATTTAGAAAATAGAAACTATGCAATTGTATCAAAAAATAAAGATAAAAACGTTTTTGAAAAAGTAACCGATAAAGAAAAAGATGAATCTTGGTTGGCAAAACTTCTTCCAAAATTAATAGGTGCTTTGGCTGCATTAGGTTCAATATATTCTGCATTAAAAGGTTTATTGAAACCTTTCTCGGATTTTTTCAGTAAGTTAAAATTTCCTGAAATGCCTACTATTAGATTTCCTGATGTAAGGCCACCAACAGAAAAAGCTGAAGTGAAAGAGACGGAAAAAACTAGAGAAGGTGAAGCTGAAAAAGAAAAACAAAGAAGAAAATCAAGCAAAGATGACCTTGATGAAGATATATCAAAATTAAGAGAATATGGTGTTCGTGGTGGTTCTGCTTTAGTTGGTTCTAAAGCTGTTAGACTATTGGAGACATTAGATAAAACAGACATTAAAAAATTAAAAAGAAATTTAATTGACTTTGATGAAGATACTGAAACGTTTAGAAAAAAATTAGGAAATACTTCAAGAAGAATATCGGCTAAAGAAGTGGCAAAATTACTAGGCAAAGAAGTTCCAGTGGCTGAATTGCCTTCAATGATTAATGAACAAGGTCGTTTCGGCAAAGCTGTAAAATCTGCATTACAACAACTAAAACTAAGTCAAACAAGATTACAAGAAATTAAATCAGCAGGTGCAGGAAAAATAGTTGCCAATGTTACTGAAGCTGGTGTTAAAACTTTAAGCTATATTGCTGTTTTAGTTGGTATATTTGCAATGGCCGTTGAAATTGTTGAATTAATAATGGAATACAATAATGATCCTAAAATGACATCAGATGAACTAGAAGAAGGTATATTGGAAATAGTTGTAGCTACAATGACCGAATTTGGTGTTTCATCAGTAATATTTTTTGGTATAGATGCCATTCTATCAGTAACATCAGCTACGTTTCTTGGACCTTTTGCTGTTTTGGCTCCTGCAATTGGTGCAATCGGTGCTGCTGTTGGTACTGCTATGATATCAGTTAAGTTTGGTGGAAATATTAACGCTAGTGCTAAAGAGTTTACCAGAGAAGTTTTTACACGATTTGTTAACCGTGATAAGATTACTGCTTTAAAGGAAAGTGTATTCAATAAACCATTAAAAACTGTTGAAGATTTTGATAATTTTCAAAGAGAGATGGCAAAATTAACTGGCCAACCATTTACACCGATAGACAGAAATAGTGCTGGTTTTAGTTTTCTGAAAAAGAGTGCCGAACTTGAAATGCGAGCTAAAGCTAAGTCTTTAGGTGGTTTAGGTACAAAAGAAGGTGAAAAACTACGCCAAGAATTCTTAAAAGAATGGGGTGACGGAAATGATTTGGATCAAAAGAGTAAAGATTTAAAAGATGGAAAGTTATCACTCAATGATATTAAACCCATCATTATAGACAACTCTAAAAATGTTCAAGTTGGCAAAGGCGGAGTTGAACCAGTTTTATTTGAAACAAATGTATCATTAAGAACGGATGATCCTTCAATGATTAAAGCACAAAAGTTATCTTTGAGACTGGTATAAAAAACCCCGCACGAGGCGGGGAATTCACATACTCATAACGAATCAAGGAGATATCATTCTTCAGCTAATTTAGCAAAGTATGACATGTCATCATCATCTTCAGCCATCAATTCTTCATCAACAACTTTCTTTGGTTGAGCTTTAGCTTGTTCAACTGTTGTTTTGGCAACAGGTGCTTCACCTAATACTTTATCCAAACGAGTCTTCAATTCATCATATGATTTGAATTCTTTATCTGCCAACAAAGGTTGTAAAGAATATTGTGATTTCCAAATCTTTTCCAATTCAGCATCATCATCAAGCAATGGTGCAGGTGATGCAAATTCTGAACTGTCATAGTTTTGATAACCAGCAACTTTACGAATACGGAGTTTGAAGTCAGCACCTTTCCACAAATCGAATGGATTCATGGGGGTTTCATCTTCAAAAGCAGGATTCATTGCTTCAGTAATCTTATCAAAGATTTTCTTACCAAATCTGAATAGGAAGACCTTGCCTTCGTTCTCAGGATGCTTTGGATCAGATACAACATAGATGTTTGCTGTATAGTTAAGCTTACGCTTCTGTGCTCTTGCCACAGTCTTATTGGCTTCGATACCAGAGTTCCACAATTTGTTGTTGTGTTCACAGACTGGACATGTTTGGCCTTTGGTAGTCAAACAGTTATCAATTAACCAACCACCAGGTCCCTGAAAACCATGAGAGAATACTTTAACCCAAGGTACAGCACTCTCACCATCTTCTGGTGATTCAGGTAAGAAACGAATGACAGCAGAGCCGTTGCCGACTTTATCTACTTCTGGTTTCCAGTAGTTTTCTTTATTTTGTGGGGATTCTGTGCTTGCGCTGAGTGCTTCAGCTTTAGCTTTCAATTTGGCGAGATTGCCAGATTCTGTTTTCAATTTAGAGAAATCCATAATTAACCTTTCTAGTATAAACGGAGTATAAACGGAGTGTTTTCAAAATAACATTATATAACATATTTAGGCGCTTTGTCAACTATAAACCTAACATTTGTAAGATTTTTATAGTATCTTTGGCATTTTTGTGCCAAATGGCCACGCCTCCTGCTTTTATCCAATCATCGATAACCCTTTCGGTATCATCGATAATGATTGAATCGGGAGTCGCATACTTCCATTTGTGTTTTTTACCAGGAACAAAAATGGGATTAAAGGTGATGCCATGGGTCTGTAACCAAATCATTTTCTGTTTGGAAATGGCATCGTATCTTTCCTCATTGGCAGTTGAGGAGAGAATCTGTGTTGGTGCTGAAGCCTTGCGTAAGTAATCAAGACCTTCATCAGCACCACGCATCTTGTCGAGTGTTGCAAACTGATTAGTATTAATAAAATTATCAAAGAAATGATTGAACTGAGATTTCTTCTCCGCTTCACGTGGATGAATGTTATACAGTTCCATGTAACGTTTTTCAAAATCAGCAATAACGCCATCCATATCCAAGTAGATACATTTGATTTTAGGCTTCTGCATGTTCTTTTACCATTTCCTTTAGAATACTTTTCAGTTTTTGTTTGTCGTAATGTACAAACGGTCTATACTTGGCGATTTTCATTTCCCATCGTGGCCAAATAATATCATCTTTGATTTTACGTTACCACCACACGATAGTTCCAAACATCCAGATTTCGAATTTTGCACGCAAATATTATCTAACTTGGAAGCAAGCATGTTGAAAGTGATCAAAGGTTCTGGAATTCTAGTTTCCACCAGTTCTGGTGCAGTTTACGGTCATTACCGACATCTAGATTTACCCAAGAGTGAACAAATTGCAACAACAGCCAAGAACCGAGGCACTTACGGCGACATGAAAT